CGTTGCCGGCTCCGTCGCCGTCGCCGTAGCCGGAGCCGGTGCCGTAGCCGGCTCCGTTGCCGTCTCCGTCTCCGTGGCCGTTGCCGTAGCCGTCGCCGTAGCCGTCGCCATTGCCATTGCCGTTGCCGTCGCCATTGCCGTTGCCGTAGCCGTAGCCGATATTAATACTACCTAATTCTTCCATGACTCAACATTTTGAATAGATTGCTTTGCTGTTTCTGTCATTTCAATAACCTCAATTGATTCAGTTAAGATTAATTGAGTAGTGATAACCATTCCAAATTTACATTCACTTGGATTATTTGTACCTTCCATTGATAACTGACTCAACGACGCAGCTCCAGACCATTTCCAAATACGAATAGAATCAAGTAATTTAACTTCTTTCCCATTTTGCTCTTTAAGATAACCACAATGAACGCCAGCTGAATAAGTACGAACCATCACAAATGGCATTCCATCACGCTTTTCAGCTATTTCATTAATACTTCCTTTAGGCACGTATGTAGTGCCATCAATTACGATTTCTTGAACTGTTACTTTTTTCATTTTGTTTAATTTTTTATTTTTTAGTCCTTTTTAATGCTTTCGCTATTTGTATATTCCTAGCTTTCTCTTTTTCCTCACGTTCCTCTTCTAACTTCCTGGGAACACTTGGTCCTGCAAAATACTGTTGTGCGTGAAGCTTAACTAGGTTTTCAAGTGCAGATTTCCGGGCATAACTGATTTCTTTGTAAGCCACTTCTGCTATATCCATTTCATAAGCCAAGTTAATCCAAGTAGTTTTCGCTGCTACGTGATCTTTATGTGTGCGGTAATATGCCTCTACATTAACTGCAGTGGGTTTTACTCCTTCACCCAAATGTTTTTCGGGGTCTTCATTTGCGAGTTTCACTAATCCGGCTTTAATGAACTTAACCTTTTCCTCAGCTAATGTGTGTTCCTTCTTAGCGTGAGACCAATGTTTGCCGTATTTAATGGCTTTCTCGGCTTGTTCTAGCCACTCAACGTCTAGTGCCTCAGAATCAATGTATGCATCTTTTTCGTAGTTCATTTTTTCCCTTTTTCTTTGGTTTCAAATACTCCTTTATCGTAGGATTTTTTACACAGTGAGATTATCCCATCTGATAATTCATTACACGTATTTAGCATCCCACTAAAGGTCAGCGATTTTTCTGGAAGTGCTTGTATCCACTCACCGACATCTTGCTTTATTTGGTTTTCATCTAATGTGTCAAACATATTTTCTTGTATTTTCATTTTTAATTATTTTAAAAAGAAAGGGGAGGTAGGTCAAGATTAACCGCCAAACCAAAACTGACCTGTGTTTATCCCCCCCTTATGACAGAGTAACATGCGAAAACTAAACCAGGGAAACCCGTATCGTAAAACGGGTTAATAAACTCGCTCATCACTACTCCGGCATTATCACTTTCTCCTTTTAACAATACTGCCTGTGCGTATCCTAATACATGTCTACGTATGGATTCTGCCTCTTGACCTTTCAGACCATTTAATATTTTTGATACTTCTTTCCATCCTCGCCCACTTATTAAAGCTCTGCATAATTCTATGGACTGTGAGACTCCCTCAGCTGTCTTCTCAGCCATTGCTAATCGATTCTGAGGCTCTGCACTCAATACCTGTTCCAATATCTGTAATGCGTTCCTAGGATGCCCCTGGCTATCATCAATAATTTGCTGATACACAGGCTTTGTTAAAGTTTCATTCTCTCCTTTGACTACAGTCATTAAAAGACTTCGCATTTCTGATTCCGTTAGGAGATTCAGAGCAAATGAACTACAACGTCCACGTACTGTAGGTAATAGTTTCTGTGGATCCGTGGTACATAATATGAAGTAAACATTTTTAGGAGGATGCTCAAGTAGTTTTAACAAAGCGTGCTGTGCATCATTTGTAAGTTTTGCTGATTCATCTAATAACCAAACACGACATTTTCCATGCAATGGTTTGTAATGACTCTTCATACGAATAGTACGGATTGTTTCAATCCCACGGTCATCGGCTGAATTTAATTCTATAAAATCATCTTTTTCTGCGCCTAATTTGGCTGCGACTATTCTACTAATAGTAGTTTTGCCGCAGCCTGTAGGTCCTGTGAAGAGAAAAGCATTCGGAACTGTTGTTAAATCTGCAAGCATTCTTCCCAGACTTTCAAGTGTGTTTCCGTTTCCCTTTATCTCTTCAAAAGATGTTGGTCTATATTTATTGTATAGGCTCATTTTAGTTTCTTTACTATATAATACAACGATAGTCGAGTTCTGTTTAGTTTTCTTTCATTTTCTTTTTCTCTGCCCAAGATCCATCCACGGGACAAATCTCAAAATCAACCGATAAAGGCGTGTTAATCCACTTCCATTCATTGGGTAAATCTACACAGGTAACTTGCCTGACTCTTTCCACAACCATCTCTAACTCATCAGGATGTGTGTCAAATAATATAGAGTCATGTGTCTCTTCAATTATTTTAGTGTCCCACTGTTCCCGAATAATAATTTTATCTAACTCAATGAGTGACCACAATAAACAATGAAACGCTGAACCTTGCACAGGATAGTTAATAACATCCTTCATGGACATATTCCCACTACAAGTGAAATTAGTTAATGTCTGCACATATCCGTATTTTTGATACGTTTTCCACCAACGTTCTTTCCATTGAGAATATTCCGGAAACCGGTTCTCCCAAAAATCCCTCTCTATTTCCTTTATGTGTTCAGTGAAAGCATCAAAGGTTTTAATTCCCTGGGAGATTAAGTGCCCTCCAATAGTTCCTTCGGGCATTGCCACACCATCCGTATCTTTCCATCTCCTATGAGGCAATTCACACCATTTGGCAAGGTTATCAGCACAGTTTACAAAGTAATCCCCATAGAACTGAGGAAAAACGAAACTATTTTTTGTTGCTTTCCTTAGATGATCATATTCTGCTATGTTTTTATCAAATTTTGATACCTTGAAGATCTGTGAAGCCATATCTGCATGCATATCAGAAGTAGGGTCGTTTAAGTATTTCATCATGGTAGTATCCTTATGGTAACATGCTGAAATAGATACTTCCAAAGATTTATAATCCACCTCTAAGAGCAAATGTCCCTTTCTTGGGAACAATGCCTGTCTAGTGAGTTTCATGGATTCCTTGTCCCTGATAGGGATATTCTGGAAGTTAGGGCGGTCAGATGAGTTATGAACACAGATTTCACTGGCTATAAAATTATTAAACTCTTCTACTTCCAAGTCATATACATCAACATACTTTTCAATATGTTCTATTTTTGTGATGACATGATTCCCAGGTACAAATTCTCCAAATTGATTTCCCCATTTTCTAGTAGAATCATCAAACCCATAATATCTGTAAATTTCTTTTAGTGTGTAATAAGAAACACCTATTCTATTTTTGACTTCTGCTCTACCTAATGAGGATAACCTTTTTATCAATCCTCTACTAATATATTCTTCGGAGAAAGAATATCTCATTTTTACATTTTTTGCAATTATATTGTGATAGATAAGGTTATTTTTAAAAACAGTAAAATTATACTGCACCTTAGTTGGTTTTCCTTTTGCTTGAGCAAGTAAACGCAAACATTGGTATCTAGTTAGATTTATACTTGATGGGTGTTCCCTTCCTTTTTTATATGTTATTTTATATCGATTTTTTAATAGTATTTCAAGTCTTCTTTGTTTTTCCTCAATAGGTACTTGTTGCATGTGCAAATAACTATGTGCCGATTTAGTCATTTTCTGAAGATTTGAAGGAGTATGATCCAAGTGATTTCCATTTTTATGATGAATCACATCCTCTTTCTCCAAAGGACCAATAAGAGACTCATATACAAGTCTATGCTCATGTATGCCCTTTCCATGTGACAGATGCCCCGTAAAATTCAAATGATCTTTTACTCTTTTACAGGAAAGTGTTCTAATTTTACCAACACGGTTACTATCTTCATCTGACCTAAAATCTCCTTTTAAATTTTGTGCCTCTACGTAAGACCCATCTATCAATCGGATTCTATGTTCTGGGGTAACATCCAAATACCCTTTTCCTCCACCTCCATTAGCAGAGTAATGGACTCTTATTACTTTTTTATGACCTGTCTTCCCTGACCAAAGAACTTTACGTATTGCTGGTTTTAAATCATTATCAAAGCAGTACACGTAATCTCCTACTTTTACTTGCTCAATAGGAATTCCATCTGGTGATTCCGTAAAGTCTTTCATGACTAATACTTTTGTACCTCCAGCTACACAGGACCTAAAAGTTTTGACTAAGTGCAAATTATAGAAAGGATGAAGTACTCCATTGACTTGCTCCCTTAGAAATCCTTCCAGGTAAGTACCCTTGACTTTCTTAATTTTGCGGATATGGATGAGTTCTTTAAGTTCCGGAATATTTAACCCCAGGAGTGCCTCTTCATCGGTAGAACCGAATCCTGAGTCCGTGAGTTTAATAGGAGTAAGCCCCTTGACTTTGTACAGGTAAATCCCCAACTGTTTATCAGAATAGATATTTGGATAGCTATTAGAGGAGTGTTGCCATGCGCGATAGAACTTGGTTTGGTAAATCTTTTTTTCTAGTCTGTCTATTACCCTGTCCAAATGCTTGATTTTGTTTTCCAGGTATTCTACATCTACCCTAATGCCTTGTTGTTCAGCGCGGGAGAGGGCAAGAATACCATCGTGCATCAACTTATATGCCTCTTGTGTCTTTGGAGTTACGTTCATCCTTTTTCTAAATTTAAAGTAGTTGCTCCTAATAATGTAAAATGTGCTTCACTGCGGTTTGACATATCTCGCCACATACACCGAGTCATGTATGCTTCTGAAGATATAGTCATATTCATTTTATCTGAACGCATTACAATCTCTAACGTATCTTCCATTAGTTCCGTTTCTGGAATTAAAGTAGTCAGATTTTCTACGCCAAAACTTCCCTCAGGTTTTCCTGGAAAGTAATGAAAATATGGTTCCATGAATGATGTACTCGCTACTATAGGATTATGAATATTTAAAATTGCCCCACTTGAAGGTGCCCACGCAACTAATTTCTTATCCTTAAATACCCAAAAACCATCACCTTTACTAAAGACTTCTTGGGGGTCTAATATTTTCTTGGTTTTAGGATTAATGTAATCCGCTTCCTCAATCTGAGCATACAGGGAAGGGGCAACGGCTAGTGCTGCAACTCCTCCTAATAGGTTCTTGAAAAATAGTCTTCTATCCATTATTTCTCTATTTCAAATTGACTTTCTTCAACCTCACCAATAACTCCTATACCATCTACAAAAATTTCGTACTCGTAATGGAAATAGACATTCCCAAATATTGATAACGTATCTGTTAGTAATTTAACTCCTATTACTTTTCCAGTTAAAAGTACATCCTTTCCGTCAGCACTATTATCCCAATGATGAAATTGTACGTCATTAAATGGTTTGAATTTAGGAGGACATTCCACACGATGCATCCGTTCTTTTAATTCATTTGTAATCTTAGTAAAATTGCTGTTTAGTAATTCTACTTCTTCTTTTAGTTTTCTTATTCCAAACATAATCTTTTATTTTAAAATGGCATAAAATCATAATCCATAGCCTTAATCTGCAACGTAGCCAACCTGTATTCCAAGGCACTATCCCACGCACAGTATTTTAGTAATTCTTTAACTCCCCCTGGCTTTGCAAGCAACTCATCAATCTTATTAATTGAATTCCCTCCTTTGTCAGGAGTGTAGAAGTAAGGAGTAATCTCAGAGGCGTAATCTACAATTCCGAAGTGGCTATAAACTTGAAATTTTAAACTCGTAATCTCGGGTCTGTTGTCAAGCACATGTGCCGCTTGCATACTATCCCATTCCCAATTATTAATTTCTACTCTTAATCTTACTTGGGTCCATGCCTGCTCAAATTTGCAGTTGCTAACAACACCCATAGTTGTAAAGAAATTATTGTTATCAGGAACTTCAATACAAAAACGAGTTGATTTCTGTGAGCCAGGCTTAGCTGTTAATACATCCAAAACTTCTACCTCTATATGGTGAACAGGTTCATTCATAGACGGGATAGATAAATACGTATTCCCAACGGCACCTTGATATGATGTAGGCATTTTGTACATTAAATCAGGATGGATATATGGTGCGATTAAATCACAAAATAAATCCCTTCCATTTTTCTTACTCAATCCTAAAACAAATGCGTTGCCACAGTGTGTTTTATTGAAATTAATATTAAAATTAGTTTTAAAGAAAGACACAATAATATCAATTGACTTTTCAGAAAACATATTTGTGTGTACCCTCATATACTCTGCATTTCCTTTCCTTTTGTCCAATGAACCATCGTCCATGTACCAAATAGCAAAACCCAAACCTGTCATTTGTTTTAGGTATTCCACAGAAACCTCCCGTTTCCCATCATTATATAGTATTTTTTGTAGAGGGAGTAGTTCTTGCATAGATTTTGTTCTAAATCCGTGAAGCATCCCTCCTGGAACACTAAAACCCCTTTCATTTTTTTGAGAAAAGAAAGTTGAGAAATTTTTACAGATTTCATATTTCCATTCAGAATACCTCTTTTGTTTCTCACAATGTGCTACAACAAAATGTGGATTTTTAGCTTTTGCTCCTTTTCGTGATACCATTGCACCATCACCAATACCACTTCCTAAAATCACTTGTTTCTGTGCTTCATTCATTCCTTGGTGGTATTTAATAATAAAATCACCCTTTTTAATATCCTGCACTTCCGTCATACCTTTACCAACAACAAAAACTTTGTGATCAGGTGTCAACGCATGTGATTGTGTTCCATTTATAGTTTGGCTTGTAATAATCTTTTTCCAAACAACATCTTTATCAACGGAACGGTACCAATTTGTTATCGGTTTTGATTCTACCTTGTTTGTCTTCTCATTAAAACACAGAACAGGATCTTCTATTTTATTATTTACCAAATAACTTATTCGCTTCTTTGTTCCATCTGCCATTAATACGAGTGATTCCCCATGCAAACAATTATGTGCCCTCTTGCCTATCTCATAGTTTTCCAACAAATCCGTAAACGGTCTTCTGTCTGCCTTGTTACTTGGCATAATAAACGAATACACTTTGTCTTCAGATACAGCTACACTTGCACAGACAATTCTGTGTCCAGGTGCATGTGGCTTTAATCCTGTTGTTTCATAGTCAAATGCGATGGTTTTGGGTTTAATGTGCTCAAGTACCGATAAGTCCGTTAAGTACTCAATTTCGGGTTCTTTGAAGCGCAGGAAGGGTGTTTTCAGTAGTTCGGGTACCCTAGCTAAGTCCTGCAACCAAATAGATTTTACTTGCCTCTCTTCTTCTAAAACAAAATTAGGAGTAAACATAGGCAGTACCCACGCCTTGTAATCTTGATCCGGTATTGCCCAACCCCTCCATTTATTGATACCACCTAAGTTCTTTTGCCATCTATGCCCTAAGAAACTCTGTACGGCAATTGTGCCGAGTAAGATAATGAGTTTGGGTTCAAATTCAGCAAGTGCTTTAGATACCATGACGGATCTGCAACAATCTATGTGGTGTGAAGTAGGAATACCATCGGGGTGACAGTTCACCGCATTTAAGCAGACACAGTCCTCGAATAAATTAATTCCTAAATCATGTAAACTGTTTTCTAAGAGTTCTCCTGCTTTGCTTGTGAAAGGCTGTCCTTTTCTGTCATCTATTCTATCAGGGAACTCCCCTATAACCATAATCCCCTTTTTGAATTTGCCAAAAGGTTTTAGCTTGGGAGTACGTGCTACTTTAAGCAATCCACAGGACACGCAGGAATATGTTTTTCCACCCGGTCTGGTTTTGGATTGTGTTTCTTTTTTATTGAAAAATCCTTCCATTAGTCATTAAATAACAATGTAATATAACTCCAACCCTCTCCCTCAAACTTTAGTTTTCCATTACCAATAGTAAAATTAGAAGTCTCACTAAGTATCCCCTGCAACAAATAAGGAGCTACATTAAACTGGATTGGCTCTCCCTTGTACCGCATATTCGCCTCTTCTTCAATCCATCCCCCCGTAGATGCAGCTTTTACTTTAATCCGATTCCCCTCTATACTTACAGTAACTGATTCATCCACAATGTTATCCCTCTTAGAGAACACAGCTGCTCTTTCAAGCATATCTAAAAACGTATTTGGAAACGTTAGAACGTCCCCTTCCACAGTGATAATATCATCTGTATTTGGAAATTCATCTTCAAAAATCCGAATAGAAATCTCTGTTCCTTCCTCAGTCTTGAAGTGCACCCAACCTTCCCCACTTGCAATATAAGTGGGATTATAAGGTAATAGCACTGCCGCTGCCCTTGAAGGTAATAGAAATGTTTCTATAGGAGAAGCCTCAGGTAATTCACATCGCATAATTTTCATGGAATCCGAACCTTCTATTATACCGTCCTTGTGTATGTGGACGCAGGTAAGTATAGGTCTACTCATATCCACGCCACAGCTACCCATAGCCATTTTAACGTAAGGGATGAAGTTCTTATGTACAGGTAACCACTCTCCTTTATCATTAATGGAATCAATAGGGAGTCTTATCTCCTGTTGCATAGTTAAACCTGCTTTAGTTTTCCCACAGGTAATTTCCAATTCTTTTTCGGTAGCAGTGATTTCGATTTCATCCTTTTTTAGCTTGGTCAGGAGTTTGTACATTTCATCTGCTATGATTGCTCCTTCCACTTCCAAACCTTCCATAGGATGCCTGACGCTGATTTCATCGTTAAAGGTCACCACGCACCCACCTGTAAAGGCAAATGAAGTAGCTTGGTCAATATGCTCCTTAGAAGCAAGACCTGGTTTAACGAGCTCTAAGGTGTGTTGTAGTTTCTTCTTTTCTATTATCATATCGGTCTTGGTTTTTCCTGTCTGTTGAGTACTTTTATTAAATACCGTAACTGCGTCAAATTAAACCGTTCAATCAATTTAGCAGCAGCTTCTTCGATTTCCTTTACCTCAGAAACTAGAGGAGGCGCAGCTGGTCCACGTTTAGTTGGATTAAACTGCCTGGCAAAATTCATCACACCTTTTGTCGTCAATTCTGAAGTAGCATCTGCCACGGTTTTCTTTTTCAACTTTAAGTAAGATTCAAAATCATCCTCCGGGATTGCAGCAATGCGTTGATACACGGAAGACTGATTTCGATTAATACCAATCTCATCCAATGTTTTAAGAGAATCATCACCTTCCTGAATCCCCCTTCCATGTACTTTCTGAGAGGCTAGAGAACCCTCTATCTGTCCTCGTGATATAAGATCCCCTAAGATACGCTGAGTCCTTATTTTCTGCTCTGCTACGATATTCTGTAGTTCTGAATCCTTCTTCTCTGCCTTTACCCAAGTCTCAATGGATTTGACTTTGTGAAGGTAATCAATTCCATTTTCCAAAGTTTTTATTTGAGAGAGTTCTGCTTTAGCATTATCACGTAAGGCAAGTACAACATCTCCATCTTCTTCATCTTCTATTTCTGAAAGAATTTCTTCTACTTCTTCTTCAATCACAGGATCTTCAATAACATCTTCTTTAATAGGTTCCTCAGCAGACACAACTTCTTCTACCACTTCTTCTACCACTTCCACTACAGGTTGTAACATAGCCAATAACTCTTCTTTAAGAGGTTTGGCAGTCTTGTACTTAGTAAGGGCAGAACGAAGCTCCTTAAACTCATCATACGTTTTTACAATGGATTTGAGTTCTTTGAGTGTACAGGCATCACCAATCTCTTCTTCCAAAGTGGCCTCGGGTGGAACTTCTTCTTCCTCTACTACTGTGGCTTCTTCGGGTTCTTCTGTAGGGGGTTCTCCTGATAATGCTTCTGGCACATCATTATTTACCCAAATACCAATTTTCTCCAAAGCAGAATAAAGGTCTTTCATTTCCTCTTTATCATCTTTTAGAAAGAAAACATCATCATACTCAAAATCACATTCCTGGATAACGGAGACAGTTTCTTTGGTAAGTTCATCATCCGATTGTAAGAGGCGAAGTGCCTGATACATCTGACTTTTTATCTCGGCTGGAGCCCCCTTCACATTAATTTGTGGGTCATCATCCGCAAAGAATAAGCTATTGAGTTCATTTGCGGCATTGGTTAAATCTAGTTTTTTCATTTTCTTTTATTTACTATATAATACAATCCACTTCGAGTTCTGTTACATTTATTTTCATTTATTTTAAAAAAACTTAAAGAAATAGTTGTTTATTAAAAAAATAGGTTTATCTTTATTCCGAATTTAAACAGTAAGTCAAACCAAAAACAACGATAATGAGAGATAAATTACTTGCAGGAGAAACACTCAGTTTTGATAATCAACAATGGTTAGATGAAATGGGAAGATCCGATTCACGAATGGCAGAAGTATGGCACACAGCAGACGGTCCAAATTGGTCAATAGGCTGGAAAATATGGTTTTGCGGGAAATTGTTTTACAGTTCTAAAGCTTTCTATCCTTTTACAGTACAATTAGAAAAATTATGTGCTCATTGGAATCTCAAACCAATAGAAGAATGACACAGTTAAAACTTGTATTCCCGGATAAGGAAAAGGAAGCTATTTATCAGCGTATTGTAAAAAGACTACAAAAGAATATTGATGAAACAAGAAAAATAAATGAAGTCCATATGAAACAAATACCAATTAAACACTTATTGAAATGAGAATAATATTCAAACATTGGGATTGCATTGCAGTAGGTCAGCACTACTTGGAAAATAATCGTAAGGCTATTTCTCTTATAGATGATATTGGGGAAACAATAGCTAAAGCCACAACAAACATTCCCGGGTATAAGTTATCAGGGGATATTGTCTTTATCAAGGAGTGGGGAGAGAATGAAGGTATGGCAGCGGCTTTAATTGCTGCTGAGATTATTAAATTGGCTCCTGTAACTTCTGTGGAATCAGGATACACTACTGTGTTTGCCTATAAATTGACTAAGAAAGCACTTAAAAACCTTTGGACAGATGAGTGATATATTGAGATGCCATATAAAACATCAAGAAACTCAATTAGATGTTATTTTGGGAGTAACAGAATATGGAATATTTGTAGCAGAGGCAGTTGGTAAAGTATGGAGTGTTCGTTGGGGGATAAATTCAAATTCTTTAGTATGTGAAACATTAATGAGTTTAAACTAAAATAGTATGGAAACTAAAAAACATAAAAAGAGCCTACGTGCAGCTGTTATTGATTCTCCTATTATTAAATTGTCAATAGATGATATTAAGAAGACTGTAAAAAAGTGTTTATCACAACCAAATGATACCACAATATATGGTTTAGTTGATTATCCTGATGTTATAAAGAAACTAACAAAATGAGAATCGATTCAAACCGCCACGTAATCATTGTGAAGTTCTCCAACTCGGAGCAACTCGGATTACGTGTTGTGTTCAGCTATTCTCCCGAGGATGTCGCAAGAGTCAAAACCTTAGCAGGTAGAAAGTACAATTCCAAAGGTAAATATTGGACCTGCTTCTTGTCTGAGCAAAATGTGAAGATGTTAGAAGGTTGGGATTTTGAAATACAAGCCAAGATTTATGATTACCTGGTTCCGGATGTGATTGATTTAGATTTGCTAAATTCTTCGCAACGAAAAATCTCGGGACTTAAAATGAAGTTATACAATTACCAAGAACAAGGAGTTACTTTTATTGATATACGAAAAGGCAGAGCTCTAATCGCGGATGAAATGGGAACAGGGAAAACTCCACAAGCATTAGCTTGGCTTCAACTACATCCTGAAAACAGACCTGCTGTAATCGTGGTACCTGCCTCTCTTAAATTAAATTGGGAAAGGGAAGCTCATATGTGGATGAGTAACCCAAACACAGAAATTCTAAATGGAACTACTCCTCATGAAATCACAGGAGAAATTATTATAATCAATTACGATATTCTATTTGCTTGGACAAAAACCATTATAGAGTGGGGTCCAAAAGTTATGATATGTGATGAAATCCATATGATTAAATCCAGTAAGGCCAAGAGAACCAAAGCCACAAAGAAGATAGCAAAACATACTCCTTACTTTATTGGACTCAGTGGAACTCCTATTGTAAACAGACCCTTTGAATTTTACAATGTAATTAAGATTATCGACAGTACAATATTCCCGGACTTTTGGGGATTTGTGAGAAGATATTGTGATGCCAAGAATAATGGGTTTGGATGGGATTTCAGTGGTGCAAGTAATGTAGAGGAATTACATCAACATCTTGTCAGCACAATTATGATAAGACGTAAGAAATCTGATGTCTTAAAAGAGTTACCAGAGAAGGTAAGATCATTTGTTCCAATCCCACTTAAAAACAGAAAAGAATACACCAAAGCAAAAAATGACTTTGTGAGTTACATCCGGAATAGTGTAGAAGCAGAACTTAAAAGTGAACTGAATGATTTTATGGACAAATACAATATTGATAAAATCGATTTCGGAGGACATCAATTAGAAGCTGCTAAGAATGAGAAAGTAAGTAAAATAAATATCCTTACTCAGATAGAGGGCTTAAAACAATTGGCAGTTAAAGGGAAAATGGAAGGGATGATTGAATGGATTTCTGATTTCCTGGCAACCGGTGAAAAATTAGTTGTATTTGCAGTTCACAAATTTGTTATTTCTGCTCTTATGGAAAAATTCGAGAAGATTGCCGTTAAAGTGGATGGGGGTGTAAGTAATACTAAGAGGCAACTCGCAGTAGATAAGTTCCAAAATGAAGCTAATACGAGGCTTTTCGTAGGTAATATACAAGCTGCGGGGGTAGGAATTACACTAACAGCTGCATCTAATGTAGTGATTGCAGAATTGCCATGGTCCCCATCTTCCGTGGAACAGGCAATCGACCGTTGTCATAGAATCACTCAGAAAGACATGGTAAATGCATACTTCCTTTTAGCAGAGCGAACCATTGAAGAAGAAATTGCAGCACTACTGGATGAGAAAAGAATAGTAATGGAAGCCGTGCTGGACGGGAAAGAAGTTGAGCAGGGATCATTAATAACAGAACTTATAAATAATTTTAAAGATAAATAGAATGACTACAAACGAATTATTTCTACAACATGATGCCCTAATCAAAAAGGTAGCATGGTCGTTTAACTTCACAACTGGAATCTCTTATGAGGAACTCTATTCTGAGGCATGTCTGGCCTATGTAGAAGCACTAAATAGTTTTGATGATAGTAAAATGATGAAATTATCAACGTACCTCTACAGCGTCATTGAATCCCATTTAATCAACTTTGGTAAGAAAGAGAGACTATATGCCAAACACTTTATGGAAGAGCAGGACACACCCTCTAACACCCCTTTCTATGAGTTCTTCACCAATGTATCCAAAGACTTATACAATGTAGTCTCCATTATTTTCTCTGATGAGGAATTGCAGAAAGAATTAGAAAATAATGTTCCTAAAAAAGCAAGAGGCATATTAGTGAGATATTTGAAGGATAACTGTGGGTACAGCCGTAAAAATGGATGGGAACTTTCAGAAAAATTAAGAAAAGAAGTAACAGAACTCGAGGTGGGTTGTATTATAATTAAATAGGCAAGGTATGAAAACACTGAAAATTATATTACTCTGTGTCATAATAGCAATTACAGTAATCCCTGCTATTATGTGCCTTATGGCTTTATATGGATTAGAATTTTTTGATTAAAAATAGGAATTATGAATATAGAAACATATGGAATAGCATCAATCACATTACTAGTATTAATGGCAGCATTTTGTGTTTACCTTTATTGGGATTCCCTAAACAAAGACAGATGAAAAACAACTGTTGGGTGGCTATTGATAAAGATGGCACAGAAAAAATATCAAATGGGATGATGCTTCGTAGATACTACATTACCTCTATTTTATATGGAATAATAAATGTCCATTACTCCAAAAATAAATCTAAGAAATGGGCAAATAGTTGGTCTACTGATGAATCAGATCCAATGCCATTTAGTGGAGTAACCTTACCAAAAGGATCAATTCTTAAATTGATTGGGAAGACATTAACGTGGAATGATGAACCTGTTGAAATAAAAAGTAATTAAAACTAATAAAATGAGAATAATAGAACTCTTTAAGGATTACAATATCCAATATGCCACGGAAGGGAATAAGCACTGCCGTGATGGTTGGGTAAATGTGCATTGTCCTTTTTGCCAGGGAGAACAAAATTTTCATATGGGGTATGATTTAGAGAGTAATTACTTTAATTGTTGGAGATGTGGTGGGCAACCTATCAATAAAACACTCAGTAAAGTATTGGGCATTCCTGAACCTAAAGTACGTGACGTTGTACGTCAGTACGGAGGCATTTCCAAGCGTCCTGCTAAAGTTCAAAAGGTAGAAATTAGACGCAAAGTACACAAATTCCCAATAGGATTTCAAACGTTACAAACTTCCCACAAGAAGTACTTGGAGAAAAGAGGGTTTGATGCTGAGAAACTAGAAAAGGATTGGGGATTAGTAGGTACAGGACCAGTAGCAGCGTTAGATAAAATTAGTTATTCTTACCGTATAGTTGCTCCAATCTATTGGAAAGGACAGCAAGTGAGTTTCCAGGCAAGAGACATTACCGGTAAGCACAATCTCAAATACATGGCTTGCCCTCAGGATAGAGAGCTCATAGAGCATCAAACCATCCTATACGGCTTGGCTGATCAATGGAGCACTCGTGGCATCATTGTAGAGGGTATTACGGATGCTTGGAGAATGAACGGCAAAGCCGTAGCTACTTTTGGTATTGATTACACGAATTCTCAGGTGCGTTGGATTTCCAAACTGTTTAAGGAAGTAGTTATTTTATTTGATCCCGACCCACAGGCAATTTCACAAGCTAGTAAATTAGCAGCTGAATTACTATTTAGAGGGATTCCTGCTACAGTGGAGAAAATTGATACGGATCCCGGTGATATGAAACAAGAAGATGCAGATTATTTACTTAAACAAATATTATTATGAAAATTACAGACTATTTAGACGCGTTGGATGTAACGCTAAATGTCACAAGATACCCCAATCAAAATGAACGCTGGTCATGCTCAATTGTGGGAAGTGAACTAAAAGGGGATGGTGTTTTAATAGGGGTCTTTGGAAATGCTGATTCCCCACGTGGATCTATATGTGACTACATCACTCAGATACAAGGAAAGATTCTTGTAATTGGAGCTTATACAAAGGAAAGACAGGAATTTAAAGTACCAAATGAATTAACATGTTAATAAAATGAAAAGAATATTAAGATTACTCGCAAAACTAGAAATATATTATTCATTATGAGCCTACTAAACGAAATCAAACAAGCCTATCTAAAGAATCCCGACATGAGTGGTGTAAGAGCCGTAGGAGAGATTTTAGAGAGGGAACTACCTGCGGGAAGGACAAAGAAAGCAAAACGTGTCTTAGCCTCTTATAACTGTGCTGTGGATGAAATAAAGCAAACCGATCCCAATTGCATTATGGTAAGATTAGAGTTATCAGATTTATTTGAAATAATGAAATTATGAGCAACAAAGGAACAAAATTCGTAGAGGGGCAACTAAAGACTTGTCAAGGACAATTACGATATGCCTCAGAAGATATTCAACTTCTAAACAAGGATCTTAATAAAACGAAAGCAGAAGCTACTTCTTATCAAAACAAATTACTTTTTATGTCTACTATGCCATTTATTAAGGCATTCAGAAGATTCTTATATTTACGTAAACAATAAAGGGATGGAAAATAATAATCAGCAAGATGAACTGTTGCAAAATAACGAACAGTTGAATCAGAAGATACAAGACATTATAAACTGGGTCAAGTCAGACATCGCAATAGAAGAGAATGTGAAGTTAGGCAGAACGTCCACACCTTACAGACGGGAGAAGATGAGGTTCTTGTATAAACTTGAAAAAATGTTATCATGAAAGATAAACCAATAGAAGCGGGTACAACCGTAGAACAATTACTGCTATCCTGTTACAAGGGAAGCTGGGAAAGAACACCTGAATCAATATCAGGAGAGTTAGACATTAATCTATTCCTGTCATTGATGAGTAAGCATTTATTTACTCAAGCTGATGTTTATGAACTTATATCAGAAATGGAAGGTGGAGATGTTACCAATGGAGACTTTGATATTGGTACTGATTGGAATAAAGATAAATCAAAATGGGTAACTGCCGATTTATCAGTTTTACAAGAGGTAGAGGATAAAGGCGAATCATTTGGACTTAATTTTAAGTTTCCAGAGAATACAGAAGGAGTTGTTGATAATATCTCAATGAAGAGAGTCGTCAAATTTGGTAAGTGGAAACTCTTTATCCCTATCCTCTTTTTTAAGAAGTATAAGAAGGGCAAGACATATAAGGTCAGTTATAATATAAATGTGGAAGCATGAAAATACACAAAGTAACTAATGAAATAGAGGATCTATGTATATGGGTTAAAGAAATCAAGGGGATTACAAAAATAGACTTAGAAGACCTGATTGATTATCTACCAGAATATAAAGAATGGTTAATAGAAATATCTAAAGATGTAAAATCATGAAAACTAAACAATTTTATTTTAAACACAGCGACTCTGAAACGTGTTATCAGAAAGATTATTTCACTAGTGAGTTGAATATTGGCGAAACTATTGAAGTTTATGAAGCGCACCCCGAAAGAAGAACCGATGGTATTTTCTGGTGCAGAGAGTATC